AAGGTCAAGTGGTCACCAAGCAAAACAAAGTCTAGTTCAACTAAATGGAAGAAAGGGTCATGACTATATCTCGTGCAAACATGGGAAGTCAGATGAAAGGTAATAGAATGTACAAGAAGAAACCTGTTAAGAAGAAAATGCTTGGCGGCCTCTTGCCAGAGCTTGCAAAGAAAAAAGGCTTTGACATGTCTATGGGTGTGCTTCCAGGATTAGCAAAGAAATCTGGGGTAAAGCTCCCAGGGATGATGGGCCTTGCGGGCCTTGCTACTGGCAAGAAGATGGCTAAAGGCGGCAGAGTTCGTGGTGATGGTATCGCCCAGCGCGGCAAGACAAAAGGGACTATTCGATAATGGCACTCAAGAAAGCACCAGCGGGTAACAAGGGCTTAAAAAAGTTACCAAGCAAAGTTCGTAACCAGATGGGTTATATGAAAAAAGGCGGTGCCGTCTTTAAGCCCTGTAAAGGTTGTCCAACTCCTTCAGCCTGTAAGAAGGCTAAGAAGTGTAAGAAGAAAGCAAAGTAATGCCAGCCAAGAAGAAAGCCCCCGCCAAAAAGAAATCTACGGTAAACTCTGCAGGCAACTACACGAAGCCTACACTGCGCAAGCGATTGTTTAACGAGATTAAGGCGGGGTCTAAGGGTGGCAAAGCTGGTCAGTGGTCAGCGCGTAAGGCCCAGATGTTAGCCAAACGCTATAAGGCCGCAGGTGGAGGATATAGAGATTAATGGCCCTAAAGAAGTCACAGAAGAGTCTGAAGAAATGGACAAAGCAAAAGTGGCGTACTAAAAGTGGGAAGCCGTCCACACAGGGCCCTAAAGCGACTGGTGAACGGTATCTACCTGCTAAGGCTATTAAGTCTCTTAGCAAGTCTGAATATGCTGCAACCACAAGAGCAAAGCGAAAAGGCACTAAGGCAGGTAAGCAGCATGTGGCTCAACCTAAAAAGATTGCAAAGAAAACCAGAAGATATAGGAAAAAATAAATGGCAGTAGTTACCCCAGACTTACCCGATTTATTTGAAGAGGCCTATGAACGAGCAGGCCTAGAGATGTCTACTGGTTATGACCTGCGCACAGGTCGTAGAAGTTTGAATCTTCTAATGCTTGAATGGCAGAATCGTGGCTTAAATCTGTTCACGATAGACCAAGGCACGTTGGCCCTTACCGCAGGTACTGCAACATATGACATGCCAGCCGATACAATCGATCTAATTGAAGGCTCACTCCGCACTGGAAGCGGCACTAATCAAGTTGATCGTATTCTGCAGCGTGTGTCTGTTTCTCAATATGCACAGCAGTCTAATAAAAATACTCAGGGCAAGCCGTCTCAAGTGTTTGTAGAGCGTCTGCCGACAGTCACACGAGTTACTTTCTGGCCTGTTCCAGATTCAGCCGATACGTTCTCGTTTTTCCGCCTCAAGGGTATTGATGGTCTAAGCGCAGGTTTGGGTACTACAGCGGCGGTTCCACCACGTTTTGTCCCATGTTTGGTGGCAGGCCTTGCTTACTACATTGCAATGAAGAAGCCAGAGGCGGCAGCGCGTGTAGCTCCGTTGAAGCAAGAATATGAGTTTCAATTCGAACTAGCGGCGGGTGAAGACAGTGAATCTTCATCAATTAAGTTTGTTCCGTATGATACGTTTATGTTAGGTGGATAATGCCCTTTGCTAGAGGTAAAAGAGCTTTTGGATTTTGTGATCGGACAGGTAGACGCTATCCGATAGCTGACCTCGTTGACGAATATCAAAACGGCACGAAGACTGGTTTTAGGGTTGGTCGAGACGTTGCAGATAAAGATCACCCCCAGAATCATCTAGGGCGTATACGTATCTTTGACCCTCAGACATTGATGAACCCACGCCCAGATATATCTATGGACGCAAGTCGCGCACTGTATGGGTTTAAGCCAGTAGGCCACCCTTCTACATTTGTGCAAGGTGTAGTGGGGCAAGTTAAAATTACAGGCGCGTCAGCGGTTATCCAAGACAACGATGTTACGGTAGCCGCAGATGGCCCAGGTGCTGCAACAGGGCAAGTAGGCGCTCTTGACCTCCCAGACGTATTTGTAGGCCTTACAGGGGTCGAAGGTACAGGTGCCGTCGGTGACGTGGACACAAACATTAATTCTGTGTCTGGGCTAGCTGGCACACCTGCTGTTGGTTCAGTTACTGTCAACACTGTTACTATAGCTGCTACTTACGCTATCACTGTAACTAGCGGGCAATTTGCACAGGATGGTGGCGTCCCTGGGATTCTTGGTAGAAATATTAATGAAGGTAGTATTTACAGATACGACCAATCAGACAGCACAAACTCAGGCCATCCACTGCGCTTCTCGACCACTTCAGACGGTACGCATGGGGGCGGAGTCGAATATACAACAGGCGTCACTTATGTAGGTACCCCAGGCTCTGCAGGGGCCTATACGCAAATTGAGGTCGCTTCAGGAGCGCCAACGTTGTATACTTACTGTACTAACCACAGCGGTATGGGCTATAAAGTCAATACGCTATAAACTAGGAGGCCGTTATGGCAGCACCAAAAAAGAGATTAGGCAAAGGCAAACAACGCCTGAAGTTCAAAGACGTGTCTCCTCGCGCAGAAGCGGGTGATCAAGTACACGTAAAGAAGTATAAGGATGAAGACCTTATCGATATTTCACCAAGCGCAGAAGCTGCTGACCAAGAACATGTTGGCAAAAAAGGGTATGGTGGTAAGGTCAAGAAGATGGCTGGCGGTGGCATGTGCCGTGGTATGGGCAAAGCTACTAGCGGTGGCGGTTATAGTAAGATGGGGTAAGTTCAAATGAACTATGCTGAGTTATGGCAGGCCATACAAGACTACACAGAGAATAGTGAGACATCATTTGTCGCTAATATTCCTGTATTTGTTCGTCAAGCCGAAGAGAAAATCTTACGCACAGTACTGATTCCTGAGCTACGCAAAGCGGCTACGGGTGCTACGGTCACGAGTTCTCGTTACCTAGCTCGGCCTTCGGATATGATTTCTGTGTATTCACTTGCTGTCGAAAACTCAGACGGTGAATGGACGTACCTGTTGAACAAAAACGTTACCTTCATCAAGGAAGCGTATCCTGATCATGCGAATGGTTTTCCAAAGTATTACGCGCAGTTTACTGGTGGGAACGCTGCAAACCCAGGTTTCTTCATTCTTGGCCCAACTCCTAACGATGCATACAATGTGCAGATCAACTATTATTATGATCCGCCTTCTATCGTGAATGCTTCTACGACGTGGCTGGGTGACAACGCCGAAACGGCTCTACTTTACGGAGCTTTGTTAGAGGCGTATTCTTACATGAAGGGCGATACTGATCTTATGAATGAGTATCGTCAGCAACATAAACTCGCTATGGATGCGTTTACAAAAGTTGGTGGGCTTTTGCAGCAAGACGGTTACAGACATGGTGAAGAGAGTTACAGTCCAGAGGGATAACGGATGTTTAGTTTTAAGTTAGATTTGCCAGAAGGACCAATGGTCAATGTGCAAACTACAGAGAATAGAGGGTTCACACCTGACGAGGTAGCGGAGCGTTGTGTTAGTAAACTGATCAGTGTTTCAGACCAAGCGCACCCAGGAATCCGAGATCAGGCACATGCCTTCAAAAAGCACATGGAGAAAGTAGTCGCCTTCTATATGCGAGAAGCTATTAGGAGTGACCGCACAACCGTGTATAATGCCCTTAAAGATGCAGGGCACCCAGAACTTGCCGAGCTAATAAGGAGATTATGACATGGCTTTCACTGGTAACTTTATGTGTACGTCTTTCAAGCAGGAACTGCTCCAAGGCGATCACGACTTTGGTACATCAGGCCACACATTCAAGTTGGCTATGTACACAAACAGTGCTTCGTTCACTGCGGCTACAACTGACTACACAACAACAAACGAGATCACAGGTACTGGTTACACAGCAGGCGGTGGCACACTAACAAATGTTGCGCCTTCTACATCTGGTACAACTGCGTTTACTGACTTTGCTGACCTGACATTCTCAACAGCTACAGTCACAGCACGTGGTGCGATCATCTATAACACCACTACAGGTGGTGGTTCGTCTACTACTGACTCTGTAGTTGTCCTAGACTTTGGTGGCGACAAGACATCAACAGCGGGTGACTTTACAATTCAGTTCCCAACAGCGGATGCGTCAAACGCAATCATCCGTATCGCGTAGGTGATAAATGGCGTTAGTCATAGCAGACAGGGTTCGAGAGACCACAACCACGACTGGAACGGGTGATTACA